ACTAAAGGTCTGGTACCCCGTAGGTGAGGTACCACTGAGCGTTATCGTACCTGTACCAGTGGTAGTGGTAGTATCGCGTACGCGGTCAGCAACATTTAAAGGCATTGGTTTTCCTTATACGATGCGGATGATTGCAGTCGTATTAGTAGCAGTCGGGAAGATGATGGTGAAGTCACCGTCTGTCGAAGTCTTATCCGAACCAAAATCCAAAGAAGCTACTGCAGCGTTCGTCAGCGTGGTGTTCGCGTTCGAGTTAGCTGAAGGCGTTGTGTTATAAATCAACGCACCACGAGCCGTGATGGACGAGTTTGCAAAGGTCAGATCGGAAAAGTCCGTGAAGCCTGTACCCGAAGACGCGTTATTGTTCGACGTAACAACACCAAGGTTAGTCAGTGTACCACCGCCAGCGGTGTAGTTTGTACCTGTTACTTCGTTAGACGCAGTGTATGCGGTGGTGTTGGCGTCAATCGTAGCCGACGAAGTATACATCGCCAACTTAAAGGTATCGCCGCCTACGCGGAAGTCGTGCACAGCCAGCATAAGCTCGGCCTTAAACGACGTGGACATTGCTTGGGTAATTGCCATCTTAAGGCCTCCTTATGTATCAAGTATCGAGGTAAGCTCTGGATACCCCGCCTGTTTAAATTTGTTCACCAGAGTTACGTTATGCGACCGCACAGCTTCGTGCATATAGTGCACTAACACCCCACGGATGCTGTCTTTGAAGGCTTCAGCTTGGTCCCGAATAGCAGGATGTGCGTTGCTGCCGACATAGATAATTTTATCCAGCGCACGCTCGGCAACTTCTTCCGGCGTGGAACCACGACCTTGGGTAGCCATAACCATGACGTTGCCAATAGTGCCTGAAACGGGGTCGAACATCTATATCTCCTACTGGACCGGATATCGTGCTTGCGGCGTCCGGTACATATCCTGACGGTTCTTGCCTTCGCCAAGCTGCTTGAGCATACCCATCGCGCTGTCGTACCGCTTCTGATACTCAGCGTTGACGTCCTGCTCACCCTTCATAAAGATGTATGCCTCAATGAGCGAACCATAAAGCAAAGCACTATCGAAGTTATCGCCCAGCCACGATGTCCCGGCAGTTACGATAGACTCTGGGTAGTAGAAGTAATGCAGTTCGACTGCATAGTTAGCGTCCGGCGTCGGTCCTAGAATGTACGAGTTCTCGTCAAAGTAGGCGTAGTGCGTGGGGATACCCGTGCTTGATGGGTTAGGGAACGACTGCCGGATGAAGCTAACGTCCTTGTTGAGCAAATACTCGTAGCGCCCAGTAGCGTCGATAACCGCCATGGAGAAGTTAGCCAGCCAGTCTGAAGGCACCGAAAGGTATTTGTTACCTGACGTCATATTACCCGTCACGTTCTTACGCAAGTCAAGCAGCTGCACCGTGTTGAAGATGCGCTGCTCAGCCTGTTCGATAAACGTGTTGATCTGTTCGGTAGACGTCAAAGTCACCGTAGTACCGTTAGAGCCGGTCCACGAAGTGTTGGGGAAGTCGTTTTCGACGTACCCCTTTATTGTCTCGAACAGTTCAGCGTAATTCATTATGCCAACTTCTTGCTGCTATGCGTACCCTTAGTTGCCGCACCTGTACCGCGAGTCTTCACGGTCTGAGTGTTGGCGATGTTATTAGGATACCCGTTGTTACCCATATCGACCGTATAGTTCATTGGCTGCTTCGAACGCGAAGGAAGCGGGTTTTCACCCGCACCAAGAAACGGCCAGCCTGTGTTGTCTTTAGCCATATTATTTACCCCGCGAAGATTTCTTCTGGTTTGCGATTTTGGCTAGGTTACGGCCCATTGCACCCATCTGTGCGTTGGTCTTGCCGCCCTTGGCCATCTTAGTCAGAGGCTTACCCTTGTGCATTGCGCGCTCGTGCTTATGCACGGCCTTCGCTGCGGTAGCCTTGTCCTGCTTCAAATCTTTCTTATCCATCACTAATTCTCCGTCTCAATCGTTACGGTCCCTACTTGACCACTACCTAATAGCGTATTTGGAAGACCAAATAAACCCAAAGGATTATCTAACCCAACAGGGTTCCACCCCCACTGAATTATACGGCTACCATCGCTCGGGTTGTTGTTTGGGTTGAGGCCCGATTGGTAGTAGCTGTTGTCTGGGCGTGGGTTGCGCAGTGCTTGTGGGTCATCCACTGGGTACATACCCAACTGAAGCTGCGGCTGATCCGGCTCCCAACACGTAGGGCACACCAGAATGTTGACGTTTTTGGTCTTAATGACGAGCCGTTTGAGTTCCTTCAGCTTATAGCGAAAGTTACAACGGTCGCACTGGGCAATTGCCCATTTACCGGATGCAAACCGATTAGGCACACGTCACCGGAAATACTGACGAGGCGCAAGGCGTAATGGTGCCTTCTCGCGGTCCTCATCAGCAGCCTGCTGCCAGAGTTCTTCGTATTGCATCTTCAGCCCCATAGAACGGTCAAGCGCACCGGGCAGCTTCAAGGATAGGTGATACGCGAGACCAGCCACCATACAAGGGATGAACCTAAACGGTATATCTTGCGTAGTAACACCATCACCAGCATCCTGTAAGCGGCGCAAGCGCCAGTAGACAAAAGTATAATAATTGCTCTGGTCTGGAGCTGGCCAGACGTTAATCGACGGATGATCGACACCCGTAGTCGAGTTAGTGCCCGCAGGCCGTCCACCTGCCGGATAGGTCGCACCTGACTGACGGTTAATCCATACTTGGATAGGACGACCCTGCGCGTTCTTATTCGGGATCGTCGAGTATGTATCGACGCTGATACGGTTAATCGTAATGTCGGTCTGCTGCTCCCCAGTCTGAGTGCGCACGACATGCTCAAGTAGGTCTATAGTGTCTACAGGCAGCTCATAGACGATTTGCCCCTGCACCATGGGGATTGACCCCTGCTCGATGGTCCATAGGTTAATACCACGGTTAGCCCACTCAATAGTGAGCAGGTTGAGGCTACGGCGCGCAGTACGTAAGTCATAGCCCGTGCGAAGCTCAGCCCCACAACGCTCAAAAGCCTCTTCGACTAAGTCGTTGAGGTTGAGGTTAAATGCTGTGGTGCCAGAGGTAGTCATCTGTACTTCGCTGCCTTCTTTGCTATGGCCTTCGGCTGCTTAACAAACTGTTTGCCAGCCTTAATACCTGCGCGTTTCGCCTTGCTTGTAGCAGAGTATTCCTGCGAACTCAAAGCCTCACGTGCTTTCTTAGGTAAGTAGCGCTCACCCGTGGCTTTTGGTCCCTGCGTAGACGGCTTGCCCGACTTGGTCCCCCAGTCTTCCTTAGTCCATTTGGACAGAGATTTCTGAGCTTCTGTCTTCGGGCCGCTATAGCCACCGCCTGACTTCTTGTACCGCTGCGTAGCAAGCTGGGCTTTACGTGCGGACCATTGACCTGCGTTTCCACCCTTGGTGCCAGCCTTTACGCTAGCAACAATGCGCTTCCATTTAGGTTCGTCCGACCGTGCCATTATTTCTTCTTGAAGCCTTTCAGCATCTGTGCAAACCGTGCACGTTGGCCTAACTTACCGGGAGCCTTAGCGGCCTTAGCAAGTTTACCGGCTGGGATCGGTTTGCCCTTCTTGGCACCAAGAGCCGAGCGCAATGCACCCGGCTTCTTAATGGCTTTCGAAATATCGAGCTTACCGCCTTTAGCGTACATGGTCACTTCGTCGGGGTTATCCTTACGACGAATTGTCTTCCTACCGGGCATCTTGGATGCCCGCATATCGCCCATACCCCGACAAGCGCGCATTAGCAGTAGCCGCCTTTTTTCATCTTGGCCATCGAAGTCTTGGTCTTGCCCTTCTTAGCGATACCATCAACCGAGTCGCCCTTGGCGTAGCACTTGCCACCACCGGCCTTCTTGACCATTGCACGACCCTTAGTGTCAGCAGACTTCTTCATCAATGCAGCACCGAACTTAGTCGCTGCGAATGATTTAGCCTTAGCTTTTGCTGGTTTCTTCATCATCGCTTTACCACCTTTAGCCATACCCGGCTTAGCGTTGCGCTTTTCCAGTTCCTTAAGGAACTCTTTACGCTCTGGGGTCAACGGCACGGTGTTTGAACCGCCTGTGATTGGTTCTTTCGGCGTTGGCCTTTTTGTGGGCGACGGCGGGGTTGTTTTCTTCTTATACATCATGACTTTGTCCTTCCTATCTCTTCTACCTTAGCTTCAAGACGTTCAAAGGCCCGATCAAACCGGTCCCCTAACCTATCGACCAGCGTGTTCATCTCAGCGCGAGTAACATGGTCGCGGGCGATTTCTTCACGGGTTCGGTTGAGCAGGATGCCTAGACGATCCAACTCATTGATCTTCCCCCTAAGGAAGAAGCCCATAACCGCCACCACGACGCTCAATACGATGTTCCAAAGCATCATCTCCATATCAGCACTTCCAAGCCCGGAGTGACTTGTTGATGCGGCTATTAGGGTCATTCGCGGTCTTCTTACTCGTGAGCTTCTTTTTCATACCCGTCATACGCGCACAGAATGACTTCTTACGCGGACCGCCTTCGGGCTGCGGTGCCTTGAGACCGGGCTTACCCGGGTTGGCTTTATTGTAAGACGCACGACCCTTGGCGTTCAGCCCGCCAGATTTCGCTTTACCTTCTTTGCGTTGCCATGCGGGTGTCTTAGCCATCAGACCAACTTTCCTCGTGTTTTGCCCTTGGTAGCGCAACCATCAGCACGCTTGGAGGCAGAGGAGACCGAGCCGCCTTTTTTAAAGCGCGTAGACATTTTAACCCCATAACCCCTCGGTGGGCTGGTACCAGTAAGAGTAGCTAGGGTAGACCGAGGTTGACTGATAGCTGTAGGAGTTATCCGAGGACCTGCGCTACTGGTTGATGCAGGTTCAGGTAGAAGGTCAGACGTAATAGGACGCCTACCGCCGCCACCGCCGCCACCGCTCATACCATCACCCGTACCAAGGACAGGCTGTCGCATCATACGCTCTAGCATAAAGTCACCAGCAGCATCGGGCTGCGCCTTACGCTGCCCGGTTACGACGATTTCATCACCAGCGGCGTACCGCTTTACCTTTTTGCGTGCCATCAGA